GTGAATTAGGGTACAAATTAGGGTATAGTGCCTTCCGAAAACCCCGCTCCCCCTCTGCTGCAGCGCAACCATGGATTCTGTCTGTTTATTCGATAGATATAGAATTATTTTTTTGATATGCATATGGCTGCATCATGGCGCACGATAACGCCCCGTTGACCGGGCTGTGTATTGTGCGCTATCGTGCAACGCTGGGTAGGGCTGTGCGCGTCCGTTAGGGTACAATTAGGGTATAGCCGCCAGCCAAAAATAAAAACAACCCGCCAAGGCCGAAGCCAAGGCGGGTTTTCTGTTACTGGTGGTCTTTGTTATACTGTGCCGTGGAGATCCCCAGCAGAGCGCCCAGCAGAGTACACACAATCGCGGAAACTTTCGCCACGGTATCGCCGTAGCCCCAGCCGAAAACGGAATCAAGGCCAACAAAGGCACTCGTGCAAGCGGGTATCAGAACCAACACGCACCATTTCAGCGCGTCATACCAAGAATTAGGCAACATCATCATGCAACCCTCCCCTTCAAGTCCTTTATGTCATGCTCCGCTTCGTTCATGCGCCCTTCAAGCTGATAGGTTCGCTCTATCATGTTGTTATGGCGCTCGACCTTGCGGGTCAGTTCTTCAATCTTGGTGTCGGTCACGGCTTGGTGTTTCTCCAACTTCGCGTCCAGCTTCGCGTCCGATAATTCGTACTGTTTGTCCAACTTTGCGAAAAGCTGCTGATTGCTCTTGACGCTCGTAATGATGATGCCGACCAGTGACAGCCCCCCGGTGATGAGGGCAACGATTATTGCTTCGCTCATGCCAATCACTCCACGACACTGTATTTGCCGGAAATCCATGCATTCTGGCCGTCGTACTCGACCAGATGCCAGCCAGCATCACTGTCCTGCCCCTGATACGGGAGCCGATAGCCTTCATGCACCACGCCCAATATCTTGCCCGTGGTGTTCGGGGCCGTGCGCACGTTTACGCTGTCCCCGGTCACGATGACGTATTTCTTCCCGCCAGCGGTGACCTCTGTCAATGCTTTGCGGGTCGCTTCATCGTAAACACCGGTCACGGGCAGACCGTTGTCCTCCTGAAACGCTTTCACGGCGGCTTCGGTCTCCGCGCCGAAATCGCCGTCCGCGCCGTATATCGGCAGGCAATCCGGGTTCCACATCAAAAGGCTGTGTTGCATACGCTCCACGGCGCTGCCATGGTCGCCTCGGGACAGCCCCTCCGGCCTCGGTTCGATCTCCGGCGCGTCCGGGATTGCGCCATCCGTGGGCCAGACCTTCACGCCATAGCTGACGTTCGCGGCGGCGTGGTGATCCTCGCACAGAAGGACGTCGCCCGGTAGCAGATAGTCAGGCCCGGTCAAATACTTGGATGCGGTCAGCGCCTGGAATCCGGCCTTCGTGAACTCCTGCCGCATGTTGCGGCTGGAACACATCGGCAGCTTTTCCAGCGCCTTGATGCCAAGCAGCGCACCGGCAGCCTTGACGTTCGCGGAAACTCCGGCGGTGCAATCCTCCTCGCAAGCCGTGACGATCTTCGCCGGATCGTAGCCGACCTTCTGCAATTCCTGCCAGTAGGTGTTTCGCTGCCATTGGTCGTAGCCGATTTTGTTGTTGAGCGCCGCCGCGCAGGACAGCCGCGCGATCAACATCCCCACGTTGATGTCGGGCCAGCGCAGCACCACCGTCCACGGGCGCGAATACCACTTCTTCAGCTCCCACTCGTGACCGCTCTGGTCTCCGGCCTTGCCGCCGTGATAGGTGTTGTTCTCGTCTTTGCCGCTGTTGCTGATGTAATGCGGCGATTTCGACAGGATATATTTGTCGTAGTTCTGCATAGGCTTTTCTCCCTCTTTCGCGTATGCGTCATAGTATTTCTGTCCGTAGGCGGCACGCTTGACCTTGACCGTCTCGCCCTGATCCTTCGGCTTCTCGTAGCCCGTCAGCACGGCGTCGGACGCTTCTCGGACGGATTTCGCGCCGATCAGCGCGGACCATACCGAAGCATATCCCCTGATCTCCTCAATCAGGAAATCAAGCTGCATGTCGAGGTCTCCGATGGACGTGTCCCGCATCCGCGCAAACGTCAACAGCTTGGCTTTGCGGGTGTGATACGTCCATTGCGCCAGCCCGTAGCCCGCGCCGTCATCGACGAAATGCTTATAGCCGCCCGTGTCCACCACGGCGGTATAGCTGTCATCGGTATATCCGAGTTTGCGCTCGAACGACTGTTGAAGGTTCTTCGGGTTCAACGCGCTCTCGGCGTACAGGTTGCCCATCAGGCCAGCCGCGCCGAAGGGATTCCCCAGCGCGGCCAGCAGCGTGTCCCAAATGTGCCTCTCGTTCATGCCGTCCTCACTTTCGTGTCGCGTTCCTGATTGCCTGCAGGACAAGCGGGTCGTACACCTGGGCATATCCGTATGTCAGGGGATGCACGCCGTCCTTGTCGCAGTAGTCCGTGGCAAGCGCCGAACTCCAGTCATTGGTCGCGCGATACTGCGGGTGTATGGTGTCCATGATGCCGTCCCTGTACACGTCGATTACGACAACGCCGTACAGGTTGCACACGTCCACAATCGCGTCGTGCATCTGCTGCTGCGTGTACCCGTTGGGCATATTGGCCGTGTTCGGGCAATAGGTCGGCGTGCTTGCGGTCGCGAAGTAGGTCCTGTGCGTTATTACGAAATATCGCTGCGCGGATCGGTACAACTTTATCATCTGATAAAACATGAACTCCAACGCGCCGATGACCGTATCACGGTCAAGCGCCGCCGCTGCTGTGTCATTGCTCACCGGGGCGGCAGAAATCGTGCCCAGCGCAGCGTCCCGGAAATAGTCGTTGATGCCGCCCTCGGCCACGATCACGTCCGGGACAAACTTGTCCACCCCAAACGCCGTCTGGATTTCCGCGTTCGTCTTGCCGTGGTAGGAGATAAGCTGGTTCGGGATGTTGTCCGCGTCGGAGAATTGGTGTATCGAATCCGTATACGTCGAAAAAACCGACGATAGCGTGGCGCTCCCGACGCCCATGTTGATGTACGGGAATCCCAGATTGCCAATATAGCCCCTGTCGCTGTTCCGCTTGCCCCGGCAAATGGAATCGCCGATGGCGAGAATCCTGATCTGCGGCGTTTTGTAGGACTGTACCCAATCCCGGTAAACGCTGCCGTCGCGCCGGTCAACAACCCGTGTGTACTCTGCGGATTCTTTCGCGATGGCCCGGAGGATCTGAATCTGGAAATAGTTGGAATACCTCCGGTTCTCGAACGCGCCAGACTGCAGCCCCTCCGGCATGTCCGTCCACCCGTCCGAAGCATTCGCCAGCGTGATCACGTTGTCCGTAATGTTCGCAAGCAGATTGTTGTATTCGGACGGAACAGGCGCGGGGATGAATTTCTGATAATTCGTCAGGTCCGCATTCAGTTCCCATGCGCTGTATACGCTGCCGTCCCTCCGGTCGACGATTCGCGTATAGAACGTACCCGACGGCAATGTCGACCTGAATGTCTGCAACTGGTAATAGTTGGAATACCTCCGGTTCTCGAAAATGCCGGATGCAATGGGCGCGTCCGTCCACCCATCAGAACTATTTATCAGCGTGATGATGTTGTCCGTGATGTTCGCCAGCAGGTTGCTATAAGTGGCGGCGCTGGGCGAAGGCACATAACTCTGATAATTCGTCAAGTCTGCGTCGTTCCGCACCCAGTCGCTGAAAACGGTCCCGTCCCGCCTGTCCACGATCCGGGTGTAGAATACCGAGGACGGCAACGCGCCCCGCATGGTCTGCAACTGGTAGTAGTTGGAATACCGGATATTCTCGAAAATGCCGGAGGTCAGATTCGACGGCATGTCCGTCCAGCCGTCCGAAGCATTTATGACCGTGACGATGCTGTCCGTGATATTCGCCAGCAGATTGCTATAAGTGGCGGCGCTGGGCGACGGCACAAACCGCTGGGTTGTGCCAAACGCCTCAGCGAGGCCAACCAGTTCGCCGCCCGTGGTGACTTCGGCCTTGCTGGTGCTCGACCATGCCACGTTTGCAGCGTGGTCGGCGGTCAGTCGGTAGAATTTGCCGTCCGTATAGGTCACATACTGGCCCGCCGTGTAGGCCTGTGTTTCGTAGAACATCCCGGCGAAATTGGACAGCGCCCCGGAAGTCGCAGCGATTGCCGCTGCCGTGGCGGCCTCCATCGCGTCGATCTCGCCCAGCAGCGTGCTGATGTCGGGGATCGGGTCTCCCGGCTGCACATAGTCCCGCGTGTCGGTCTGGATGACCGTGCCATAGGCCACCAGCAGCGTCGTGGTGTTGCTGCTCTCCACCCAGTTCACGGCCACCTGTATCGGGCCGGGAATCGCGCAGGAGGGCTGATCCAATACCACATATGCCGCATTGCCGTCGATGACGCCGATCATCGGTACAGTGCTGCCATCCGCGCGCAGGACAAGCCCGGTGCAGCTTCCCCCCAGACTGACCGGCGCTCCGTTCCTGTAGACATACGCGCCGATTCGGTTGGCGTTCACGTTGCCCTCGGAAACCGTCTGCCGGAGGCTGACCGGATACGACCGATTGTCCAGATTGACCTCGAACATGTTCTCAAACTGTGCCATTGTTTTCATCCCCTTTTGCTTCTTTGGGTTCCGTCAACGCAATAATCTGCGCCTTCAGCGCTTTGATCCTGCTGATCTTCGCGTCATCCTCGTCCTGTACGTCCTTCTTCAGCGCCCCCAGCTTCTGGCCGATAGTGCCTATCAGGGAGCAAAACGCGATCTGCTGCCCGGAGTGCAGCGCGCCCAGGGCCGCATTCAGATCCACGATGATGCTGTCAATAAGACTGATATTATCCATCATGTCGGTGCCCTCCCCAGATAGTGCAGCGTCGCCGTGGTTCCGTTGGCGTCAATAACCACCGTCGTGTCCTGCCATGTTACGCCTGTACCCTTAAACGTGAAACTCGCGTCGCTCGCCACTTGGAGCGAACCTTCAGAAAGCACATTGACAATACCAGAATCAATCCTATTGGTCAGGATCGTGCTTGCCGTTGCCCCGCCTGAAAAGTACGCATCGATGCCGTTCAGCTTGTCCGTCAGCGTCGTTGTGCCGTCCAGCGTGATCTTGTCCGCGCTAATCAAAACTGCGCTTTGTCCTGTCTGTGCGTTGATGGATGCCACGATCTGCGCGGCCTTGATGTGCGCATTCGCGCCGGTGCCCTCGACGACAAGGCCGATTCTGTCCGCCTGTACATTTAGCCGGGACTGCCACATGTTTTCGTTGTCGTCCGCGTAGACAATGACGCCGTCCGCGCCGATGCTGATGCCAGCCTGCCGAAGAATCTCGTCCACGTTGTCCATGTCCCGCTGATATGCGCGGAGGTTTATCTGGTAGCGGTTGGCCTGAATCTCGGTCTCGAACTCATAGACCTCGTTATCCTGCCCACCGCCGCCGCCGCGTCCACCGCCGCCGCGCCCGCCGCCGCCACCGCCGCCCCGCGCGGCGATCTCGGTCTCCCGCTGCATGTACACGATATTCGGGATGTACGCGCCGATGTTGACCCGCGTTGCGGTCGGGTCGAGCAAATCTTCCGTCATGCGGATGATTTCGTGCTGAATAAGTTCGCCCGTGGGCCGCACGTAGATTAAGGCGAGGTCGTGCAGCGCCAGCGGCTGGTCCGCGTACCCCAGCCGGTACAAATCGCGCACCAGCGCGTCAATGGCAACCTCCGGCGCGTTGCTTTGTTTCAGCGCCTCCCATGCCTTTTCGAGCAGCGTCTCCGCATCGTCGATGTTGCTGTTCTGGAAGTAGCCGAACCGGTTTCGCCCGTTGCGCCCGTACAGGGCCTTTGCAGCCGGGTCTTCGATGTAGGTCTGCCCTGCAGGTTTCGCCGGGTGGTCTGCCGTCGTTTGCCACACCACATCCGCGAACGTGAGAATCTCCGTGTCCTCGCCGCTGGAATCCTCCACGCGCCCGCCATAGCCGTATATCGCCGTGATGACGTTTGTATCGTCCCACGTCACGCCCACCTCGTCCGCGTTCTTGTCGAGGGACAGCCGCACCCCGTGCCACGTCGGCACCGCCGGGATGATGTCCAGGTATCGCCCCGTGATGCCGTTGGCGTTGAAGGTCACGCGCGGGATGATGTACACATTCCAGTTTTCTTCTATCGTTCGCACGCCCTGCCACACGCTCCCACGGTTTATATCAGCCGTTTGCGTGCCGCTGGCGGTGTTTGTGCCCACCGACCACAACGTCCCCGTCAGAATGCCCGTGAGGGCCTGTAGCGCGGTTTTGTCGGTAATCTCCGTCTGGTTCAGATGTTCGTCCGATAGTTCGGAAATCACGATATGCTCTGCCGTGATCTCTTGGTAGTGGTCCGGCTCGTAGGTGCGCACCTTGCGAATCTCAAAAGCCTGAAACACGCCCCGCGCGTCGGTATAGCCTATCCGCTGCCCGCGCCATATGATTTTGTTGGAATCATACGGGAAAAGCGCCTGCAGGCTCATCTCCTCGTGAGTATGTGTTGCGCTCTCGGCGTCGTTCCGCGCGAACAGGCGAGCGCCGGAAGAATCGAAGAACAGAAAATCCATTTACTCCCACCTCTCGCGCCATTTCACCGTCCCGGTGCCCGTGATGGTCTGCGTGCCCGTCTTCGGGATCAGAAATGTGGACGAAAACGAATAATACTCCATGATGCTGGTGTTGCCAACTGCCGCCGTCTGCCGGTTCAGGTCGATGACCATTTTTCCCTCCGGGACCGTCGAGAACGTCATGCTCTCGGTGCCGTTGCTGTACGTCTGATTGCTCGCGGCGCTGGACCGCGTGCGCTCAATCCGCATCAGCGGCGGCGCGTCGCCCAGCACCACAAACGGCGTGCCGCACGCCACGGAATACTCTTTATCCGATGTGAAGTACGGATTGCCGTAGGTCGTGAACACAATCCGCAGTTTGCTCTCCCACCATTGCCGCAAACTCGGCTCAGGGAGGGCCGTGCAAATCGCTTCGAGGTACACCCCGCGCCGGTTCGGGATCTCCAATCGTCCCGGCGTGTCGCTCCGCGCCCAGCGGGTGATCTCCTGTAACTGTGTCTGCCGCACGTCCCGGTTGTCCGTGAGGAGCGCAAACTCGATACTCACCGTCCGGCTGCCGCCGGTCATGCGCACGAAATCCGCGCCCCACGTTATCGGGCGCTGCCGCGCCGTCGCGGACATTTGGATGGGTGACACGAGGATGTCCACAACCTTGACCGGGGCCACCTGCTCCAGCGCTTTGCCGTTGAACATTATCATTTCTGCCATCCGCTCCTCTCCAGCGCCCGCAGGCTGTTCCCCTGCTGCTGCGAAATCACCTGGCCCACAATTCGCCCGTCGAGGTACACATTGCCGCCCGGCTTGATGTTGTCGCGCATCAGCCCGCCCATGGCCTCATAGTCGATGGTGTTGGCCACCGAAGCCCCACCGTTTTTGAAACTGCGCCAGACGCGCGCCTCCTCGGCGGTCAGGATGGATTCGCCCTCATGGAGCTGTGCCAGATAGTTGTCGAACGGCACATAATCAAGGCCGTTGGCGTGGCTGCCGTCCAGCTTGAATCCACCGCCGAACAGCCCGCCGACAATCCCGCCCACGTTGCCGAGGTTGGAAAGCACCGCGTTCAGCGCGTCGACCTGTGTCTGCACGTCCGGGATCTTCGCCGCAATGCCGTCCGCGATGCCCTGCACCGTGTTCGCCATCGAGGATTCCGCTGTGCCGTACTGGTCGAGGTCCTGCGCCGCCGCCTGTGCCGCGTCCACAAGGCTCTGAAACTCGTCATCAGCCTCCAGCCGTGTATCGGTCAGAGATTGCGCAAGGCTATCCCGCGCCGCTTTGACTTCGGCGTATTTTTCATTGATTTTGTCGATTGACCCGCTGTCATTCGCCAGCGCGTTCAGATAGTCGTAGCTTTCAACGCTGCCGTCCGCGAGGGATGCCAGCACATCCTCACTCACGCCGCGCTCCCGCGCCCGGTCCAAGGCGGCCTGATAATCGTTCAGGTATTTCAGCTGATCCTCCAGCGCCGCCGTCATGTTCTGGATGGACGGAATTGAAGCCTCGGCCTCGGTGAACGTTTTCGACAGGCCGGAGGAATCCTTGCCCGCCGCGTTCAGTTCGTTGATCTCCTTCGTGAGGTCGGACATCTTCTCCCGCGCTTTCTCTGCGGGCGTCTGTACCTCCTGAAAGCCGCCCACGACGTTCTTTAGCCCTCTATCGCTTTCCTCACGGACGCGCTTGTAGTAGGTCTCTACGGCTTGCAGCGCCTCGGTCGTGGCCTTTATTGCCGCCGATGCCTCATCCTGCGAATAGGTGAGTTCCTCGTTTGCCGCAACAACTTCATCAACGGCGACGGCGTTTTCGCCGTATCGCTCGGTCAGCGCGGCTTCTTCATCGGCGTATGCCTGCACCGCCGCAGCGTTTGCGTCAACCTGGCGCTGGTATTCGGCGGCGGCAGCAGCGGCGGCGTTATCAAGTTCTACACTGTCTTTTGCGAGCCTGTTGTATTCCTCAAAATCCTCGATGCTGATGCCGTATGCACTCTGCATAGGAATAGTGATGTTGTACGGATGCTCATCATCACCAAATCCGTATTTCTTGAGGATTTCGTCCATCTTGGCGCGGTTCTGCTTGGCCTGTTGTTCTGTCCGCATCTTGTCAAGCTCAAACAGGTATTCTTGACCGCGCATCTCGTTCAGCGCGTCGCCCTTGGCGAAATGCGCTTTCCACAGTGCCAGCTTTTTCTCGCCATCGACCCATGCGTTGACATAATCATCAATGGCCTGTGTGCCGCCCTCGACCTCGCCGGTCTGCGTGTTGATGACCTCAGACAACCCCGGAATGGTACTGACAAGCCGCTTGCACGTATCCAGCCATTCCTTCTGCATCGTGTCGATGTCCTCGGTGCTGTAGCCCAAATCGCGCAGCTTCGCGCGGGCTTCCTCGCTGCCGTTGCCCATGGCGAGCAGTTCAGAAACCGCAGATTCCATCAGCCCGCCGCCGGTCAGGCCCGTCCGCAACTGGTCGAACAGCTTGTCCCAGCCCTCGGCGCTGTTCGGGTCGAGCGCGTTTGCGCCCTCCGCAAGCTGCTGCAACCATGCCGCCGTGTCCTCGGCGCTCATGCCCGTAAGCTTGCTCAAGCCCTCGATGTCAGAGGACAGCGCGGCGAGCAACTGCTCCCATGCTTTTGCCCGGTCCGTGTTCGGGTCTGCGCCGTTCAGCGCTGCGGCCATATCGTCAATGCCGGTTGCGGCCTTGGACAGGTCGATGTCGCCGCCGATTTCCAGCGCCGACAACAGCTTGCGCCAGTCGGAATCAACGCCCTCTTGCAAACTCCCGGCCTTTTTCGCAATGTCATCCAGCACGCCCGCAAGGCTTCGCGCCTTGTCAGCCGTCGCCGCGATCTCGCCCAGCTTCTCCTCGGTTTTCAGGTCGATTGCCGCGAACTCATCCAGCACGGTTGTGGGCTTGTCCTGCGACATGGCGGCGATCATGTCATTGATCCCGCCCACGACCTCGCTCACGATGGGGATGATTACATTGCCGACGCTGGACTTCAAATTCGCAATATTCGTTTCCAACGTGCGCACGGCGTTGGCATAACCGTCCGAAGTCCGGGCAAAGTCCCCCTGCGCGTCTGCCGTGGCCTGCATCAAATACTGATAGCGAAGCATGGTCTGCTCGCTCTGGCTCATCTTGTCAAAAGCCTTGGTGATGCCCTGCGTCAGCGCGTAGGCCTCCAGATTCGCCACGGACATGTTGATTCCGAGCTGTTTCAACGGCTCTGTCTCGCCGCTTATGCCGCTCCTGATCTTCTGGAACGCCGTGTCGAAGTCGAGGTTATAGAAGGACGCCATGTCAGCGGCCAGCCCGGCCAAATCCTCGGACATACCCACGATCTCAGGTCCGGCCAGTCCGGCGCTTTTCATCATAGCGCCCAGCGTGGACGTGAACCGCTTGGCCTGTGTTTCCGTCAAGCCAAACTGTTTCCCCGCGTCCTTCGCCCATTTCTCGATCTGCGCCGCGCCGGCTTCGCCGAAGGTCACATCGACAACGTTCTGCACTTCCTCCAGATCAGACGCCGCCTGAACCGCGTCCTTGCCGAAGTCCAGCAGCGCCTTGCCGACCTTCGCCGCGACAGCGGACGCCGCCACGGCCTTGAACACCTTGGCGAACTTGTCCTGAATGTTGTCGCCAGCCTGCGCCGCCGCCTTGTCCCACTTTTTACCCTCGCGCTCTATGTCGTTCGTGGTGTCGCGCAGAACATCGTTTATTTTTCGGTTGTCGCCGTTGATCTCAAATACGACCTGTCCGTCAGGCATTGCTATCACCGCCCTTTTCAGCCCATGCGATCAGCCCAGCAAACAGCGCCTTGACGCCGTTCTCGTAGGCCCTCGCCCGCTCCTTTTCGTCCATCTCCAGCGCATAAGCGGCCTTGGCCTTCGCCAGCCATTCCCGCTCCTGCTGGTTGTACTTCGTCGGCGTCGGCATGGGCCGCGCCCGTATTCCCAACACTTCGCTGTACCGGCTTCCCTCCGGGAGCGCGGACAACAGCGCCGCGAACTCCATCCAGTGCAATTTGTCCCGGTAAAGGTCTATTCCGTAGGCCTGGCGAAATGCCGCGCGAATCAAATCCGCGTCCTGCTCGAATGAGGTTATGCGCGGCCCGTTCTCCCCCTTGTGCGCTGGGAACAACAGTGTTCTCACGGCATTCAGCACATTCCCCGGCTTTTTCGGCGGTCTGCGCATGATGCACCGCAGCGCCAGCCAATCCCGCGCACCCGGCAGCAGATCGTCCTGGCCCATGATGTCCATCATGCGCAGAACGTTGCGAAAATCCAAATTCAGCCTGTAGCGGTGCCCGTCCACCGTCACGCGATCCGGGAGCCGTTCGTATAGCTTCATTTTGCCTTCCGCTGCGCCTTTTCGATCAGCTTCGCCAGCCGCCCGGAGAAGTAACGCCCGCACACGTTGATTGCGCACGCCGCGTCATCGTGATAGAACTCCAGCAGCGCCTTGGCCTGTTCGTCCCCGAACATTACGCCCGCGAAGTACAGCGCCGCGTCCCGCTGCTCCTCCCCGGTGCTCGCGTCCGTCAGCCCGCGCAGCCGCTTCTGGGCTTCGTTCAGACCGGCCACCATTCGCATAGCGTCGCCCTCGACGCGCAACTCAAGCCGCTCGTCTCCCTCCACGATGCGCACGCGATCATGCACCCGGTTCAGCGATATGTCATATGGCCGCTTGAACAGCCATCGAAAAATCCCCTTCATTCCTGCCTCCTATGAAAAAAACCGGAGGAGGAATCCCTCCCCCGGCCCTGTCGGTTAGGTTGCGTCGGTAATCGTCGGCTCGCCGTTCAGGTACAGCGTGCAACCGAAGCTGTTCACATCCAGCGTCTGCCCGCCGAAGCTGGTCACGCTGCCGATAGTCGCGTCGCAAATGATCTGCTTGCCCTCGGCAATGATCTTGACGGACGTATTGCGGTCAGTGCCAAGCGAAAACTGCTTGCCCGCGATGTAGTCCTGCGCCGCGTCGCCCACAACGCGCCGACCGGTGACCTCGATCTGCGGAGCCGCGCCGGTGACCTCGTTGTGCGCGAAGCCTTCGCCGCACAGGAAGAAATACTGCTGGTTCTGCTCGTTCGGCGTGAAGGTCATGCCCTCAATGCCTTTGCACAGCTTCGCGTAGGTCCAGGTGCCCGCCGCGCCGCCGCTGCCCGGCGTGTACTCGGTGCCCACATAGATTTCATTGGCCCAAACAGGGTTGAAAGCCATATTCTCAATCCCCTCTCTGATAGACTTTGACCGACAGCGCGGACGCCATCAGCCATTCGTTGTTATCCTCCCTGTCCACGATCTGCGGCAGGGTGTAGTTGCTGATGTCCACGATCTTCCATCCCTCGCCCTCCGGGTATTCCGTCGCCCGCGTCAGGCTGGAGTGGATCGCGTTCATCGTCTCGGACAGCGTTTTGAGATTGCCGTGTTTGCCGTTCAGCGTGATGTCCAGCGGGATATAGCTGTTTTTATCCAGATATACCTCCTCCGGCGTGCTCGGGCCGAGTTCGCACACGATGCCGATCCCCGTAGGCAATGCCCCACGGGTGACCGGTGCAAACGGCTCCGTCTCGTTCATCAGGCCAATGACAGCCTCAATCGCTTCATTTATCGCGCTCATAGGTTCATCTCCGTCAATCTCTGCGCCTGTCGCTCCCAACGCGCCTTGTATTTCTGCTTTGCGTACTCGCACCAGCGCCACGTCGCGTTAGGGTTGACCGTCTTAAACGCTGTCCGAATTGCCCAGTATTGCCGCCGCGCGTAGGGCGTCTGCCAAATCAGCTTGCCCTCCTGCGGCCTCGAATGCACCAGACTGGACGCAATCAGCGTCCCGGTGTCCTCTTTGCAAAACTGGTTGCAGTCGTTCAGAATCTCCTCGCTCAAAAGCGGGAGGCCCGCTTGAAAAGCGCCGCTCACCCTTGCGGTCACGGCGCTTTTTGAAATGTTGATCTTGACCGGCACAGGCTCACCGCCTTTAATACATCCCGATCTCCCAGTGATGGAGCCGGTCCGTATCGTCGCGCAGGCCGTCCACATAGGCCACCGTGTAGGTGATGCCCCGGATGGTAACGCGCATATCGCCGCCGTGATCGTGCGCTTTCTGCAGCAGCGCCCGCCAGTCGAGGGCGGGGCTGCTGATTCGCGCGTCCACGAACAGCACGGAGGAAAGCTGCTGATCGGTGTTCTCGCGGGTCTTGACGATCTTCTCCGTGGGCTGGATATGCACCCGCCTCACGGTGTAGGTATCATAGGTCTGGTTCTGGTACAAATCCGTACCGTTGCATACCTCCACCGTCGCCGTGCTGCGCAGTATGCGCGGAGGAATGGGCTTCAGCATCCGAACCACCCGCCCAACATCGGCCAGTCAGTGACCGGCACGCTCGGGTTAAGTAGCCCGGTCTGCTCCAGATAGCTGACAGCCATCGGGGCCACGCTCTCGCTCAGTTTCCCGGACGATCCCGCGCCGCTTCGCCCATGTACGCTCACCTTGCCGACCGTGAATCCGTTGTCCACCCCGGCGCTGACGTTCACGCTGTCCAGACCGTTGGCCGCGAAGAAGTCCACTTGCGCACACACGGCCTTTTTGTACAGGATTCGGGTCGGTGCCGGTAGGTTGTCGACATTCTCCTTGGTCACCGCCCAGCGCGTCATTGCGCCCACGATGTCAAGGGCGCGGGCGCAGAGCGCCGGGAAGGAGGCCTCGTCGGCCTCCTGTCCCATGTAGACCGTGCTGTAAAAGCTGTAATCCACAATCGCGCTCATGCCGTCACCTCATCAGGACGCAGCGTTGACGATGATGCCACCCGCGCGGTTGTTCAGCTTGAAGGCGCCGTAGTAATAGCGCTCGTAGTACAGGTACTTGCCCTTGCTCTGCGCGGTGGGCGCGGACATCATGGCGGTCTCGTACTTGACAGGCGCGGCCACGGCCTCGGGGTCGACCAGAATCATGTTGATCTGCTTCGCGCCGGTAGCGGGAACCCAGCCCTCGGTGAACACGAAGGAAGACTTCATAATGTCAGCAGGGACTTCGCGGATGTTCACGCCGTCCAGCCGCGCCACGTTGCGGTCAACGCCACGGAAGCCCTCTGCGGTGTCGATGAAGCGGGTCACGCCGGACGCCTCTTTGAGCAGCTTATAGGTGGCGGGCGTCAGGTAGGCGGTCACGCGGTCGCGATTGACGCGGGCATTGGTCAGCGCCTCCAGATAGCCGTCCCAGGTGGTCAGGATGTTGGCGGCGGTCAGGGCGGTGGTATCGGGCGTCACGAAGCTATACAGCTTGGCGGCCAGATAGGCGTCCATCTCGGGAACCTTCTGCTGCTCGTTGAAAGTGCGGGTGACGTTGGCAATGGTCGCCACATCGTTGGTCTCGACAATGTCCATCGGGTCGATCAGGGTGTCCCACTCGCGGTCCATGTCCAGCGTCACGGCCTGCAGCTCGTTGTTCCAGTTGCGGTTGAAGGTGCCGGTGATCTGGTCACGGTTCACAGCACGAGCGCCCGCCACGGTGAAGGACGGGATGTACATGGTCTTGCCCATGCCCGGCTTGAACAGGTTGGAGTTGTTCGCTTCCCAGATGGGGCCGAAGTAGGACAGATAGGGATAGGCATTCGCCAGGGCGCGGCTATACTCTGCCGCATAGTTGACATTGGTCTGCACAAAAGCCATAGTTCAAAACTCCTTTACTTGTTATTCTTGGGGACAAATCCCCATGCGTTGGCAAACCCGGCAGATGCGCCTTCGTCGCCCTTGGGCATACTGCCCTCGGTAGGCGCTCCGAAGTTGGGTTTGTTCTGCTGCTGTGCGGCGAAATACTCCTCATAATTGGAGCGAATCGTCGCCAGCTGGTCCTTGACGGGTTTCGCGCCGTCTGCGCGGTCAATCATGCCATAGACCGTCTCGAAAAATTTGGGCTTGACGTCCTTGTAGTCCTCGGCGGTGCGTGCCTGCTGCATCTGCTTGTAGGCGTCAAACTGCCCCTGCAGCGTCTTGTAGGCGTCGCTCTCCTTCGGGTCAGGAACCTTCACGCCCTTCTCCCATTCGGCCTTGGCATTGTCCAGCGCCGTCTGCTGCGCCTGCTGCGCTGCGGTCTTGGCAATATAGCCATCGTCCAGTGCGCGGCCATACAGGCCGAACACCTGCTCCGTCCGCTGCTCCGGCGTCAGTTCCTCATTGCTCATGATCTCATTCAGCGCTTTCCGAGTGAAAATGTTTGCCATAACTCCTCCTTTTTGCGGCCTGTTAGAGTGATAGGCCGACCGCGTGTTTTTCGTCCCGCCGGACGTGATTGTATGAAAAAAGCAACCTGTCGGAAATTCCGATCGGTTGCTTTATTCAACTCGTGTCGCCGTTATTCTGCGGGTTCGGGTTCGGGTTCCGGTTCCGAGGCCGGGGTCATGTCGGGAAACGCGCCGTAACTCTTACGCGCAATCTGCACGCCGTCCCAGCGCTCCAGAGTGACAGCCCAGCCGACGCGATTGTGGGCGATGGAGAGGTTCTTTACCGCATCGGCATAGTCGGCCTGTGCCACGATGAGGGCCAGTTCCTCGTTGCCGTTGGGGTTCTCCTCCGTGCGCTCGTAGTCGCGGGAATCACGGCGAATGGGGTAGCCGTTGACGGCAGAATACACGCCCTCGGGGTGGGAATCAGATACCACGACTTGCGTGGCGTTGACGATAAAGATGTTACGCATGATGATGCTCCTTTCTTATACCGGGACGATAAACTCGCCCGCGCCAGCGTTGGTATAAAATGTTTTCGATACGGTGTCATACATACCCGGCTTGTTATCAGATTTTCGGACGCAGGGGATCAAATTTTGAACGACAACCCCGTTCTTATTTATCGTTGATCTGTATGTTCTGCATGATAATTGATTGCCACGCCATGAGCCAGCGACTAATAGTGGTTTGTCTGATAACTCACTAAAGGATTTGCTAAACCCTATACTACCATTATCAGATAATTTCATTTCCCCATTCTCAATCCAATAACGATAAATATGACGGTTCTGATCAAGACTAATATCAGTAGTCTGCCAGTTTGTACCAAATGATGTCTGGAGTAACGGGTTTTCATTTGAGCCAGCAACATACATAAAAAACGTAGTACCACTATATTGACCCATAAAATACTTGCTTCGTTGTATCGTGGATACAATTTGAAAGTCAATTTCAAAAACTATGTTTTCGGAAAGCAAAACCCCTGTATTGATGTGCGTATTATCTCTTTCGCTCGATTCTATGTACCCAACCCTCCGATACGCACTCGGCAATTCACTCTGCATACACATCAACTGTCTGCGCCTTTGCATCAAGTCCATCCGACAGCCACCCCCAAACCGTCCGCGATATTGATCTCATACGTCGTGCCAGCATCAAGCGCAGTCGGGTCAAACCCATTCGCCCACTTGACGGTCACTCCTGTCGGCGGGGTGATGGTCAGCACGGTTGGGGTCGCGCCGCTCTCAAAAACCACGTCCACGATGCCACTTGCCGGGAGCGTAATGTCCAGCGTCGCAACCTCGCCGCAGACGTAGCGAATGCCGGGCAGGGCGGTGATGGAGGGCGTGGTGCCGGTGACGGTTATCGTACCAGACGTAATTACGCCCGGAGTAGTAGGAGATGCCAACGGCACATTCGCCACGCCGTCCTGCACCACAGACGTACCGGCTACCTGAACGTCCTGCACGCTCCCCGTCCCGTCCATCACGTCAAAGCTGTGCGGCCCCGTCGCGTCGGTGATGGTCACACGATGCCCGCCCGCGATGTCGGTAACGGTGATGGCGGGCGAAACACCCGGAGTGCCATCTTCGCCGTCGTTCACTGTCGCCGTGGTCGTACCCTGTCGGTCGGTGATGGAGATGGTCGCCACCTTGCCGCTTTTGCTCACAGACGCCACGGGGCTGTAACCATCCGCACCCGGCGCACCGCGCAGGCTGGGCGTGGTATAGGATGTGCCGTCCGTGTACGTCAGCGTCAGCGTGTAGTCAGCGTTCATTACCGCCGAAGCAATCCCGCGCCCGTCATCTCCATTCGTGCCGTCCATCACGTCGAAAGAGCGCGTACCCTCCGCGTCTGTAATCGTCACGCGGTGGCCTCCGGTGATCTCCGTCACCGCTATGGTCGGGGACACGCCGCCCTGACCGGGCGCGAGGTAAAACGTCAGCGTCACCGCGCCGGTTTCCGGGTCGATGGTTTTCTCCACACTCAGCGGCGATCCGGGCGGAAGGGTTTCGGATTCCACGCCCATGTCCTGTATCGCCTCGGCGCTTTCCTGCGCCGCCGCCGCACTGGTTGCCGCGTCCTCCGCGCTCTGTCCGGCCGCCGTCGCGCTGCCCGCCGCCGCTTCTGCGCTGCCCTCGGCTTCGTCCTTGAGTGCGATGAAGTATTCGCGCCAGTCCTCCCATGGCTCCGGCGTTTCGCCCGAACCGTCCAGGGCCGTGAGGATGATCGTGTCATATATCGCGCTTTTGACAACCACGCCGTTGTCCGTGGCGACGAGTTCGCATCTCCCGCTGCCCTCCGCGCTCAGATCGGTATTGGTAACCGTCCAATGCAACGCGCCACCGGACACGACGGCACGCGCAACCGGATAGCCCTGCGTGTCGCCGGGGCGCTGGTTCAACAGGCCAATCGCCGCATTCGGATATTCGCTCAGCCACGCCGCAACCTCGTCCACGAACACGATCTCCCGCGCGAGGTTCTCGCCCAGCCGCCCCAACAGCAGCGGATGCCCCGGACACGCCTTGATAATCATTT